TTAAGGGAACGTTCTGGTTTCTGGGTGCACAAATCTTTTTGGCACATAGAGATCATAATCATTTGTGCGACAATATTCTTCTAATTGATGACTAGAATGAACACCAATGCGTTTATATATACGTGAAATATGGGTTTCAATCGTACGGTAGGAAAGATTTAACATTCTACCGATTTGTTTACTGGTATATTTGTGTAACATGAGGAAAATAACATCCCATTCCCGTTGAGTAAAGAGATCGGTCGGTGGCTGGAACATAATATTTGCGGGCAATTTTCCACGAAATAGCCGGGTAAATGAGAAATCCTGAGCTTGCCAGCCATGATATATCGTTCCTATACAGCTTCCGTCTTCATGATAAAAAGGATATTTTTCAAAAAAATAAGATGATAGAATTTGTTCTTTTCCAAATGTACATGTTATAAGTGAACATACTCTTTCTTCTTTTTCTATCACCTTTTGATCATGAGCGATGTACTCTTTGGCGAATTCGGCTCCATCCCAGGGCAATTCATGATCATAAAATCCTTCATAATCAAATGACTCTTTGAAATTATGAATAAGATTTTTTGTTGCTGAATTACCATAAATAAAACATGAGTTTTTATCTCTTATTCCCCAGGGCTCATTGCTTTGTTTCATTGTATTAATAACTTGGGAGGAGATGACATAGTTCTTTTTCATATCAGTGGAACTCCTTTTAATCTAATGGTTAAGGGAACATTCTGGTTTCTGGATGCACAAATCTTTCTGGCACATAGAGATCATAATCGTTTGAGCGACAATACTCTTCCAATTGGTAACTGGAGTGAACACCAATGCGTTTATATATGCGTGAAATATGGGTTTCAACGGTACGGTAGGAAATATTTAACATTCTACCGATTTGTTTACTGGTATATTTGTGTAACATGAGAAAAATCACATCCCATTCCCGTTGAGTAAATAAATCAGTTGGTGGCTGGAACATAATATTTGCGGGCAATTTTCCATGAAATAGCCGGGTGAATGAGAAATCCTGAGCTTGCCAGCCATGATATATTGTTCCCATACAGCTTCCATCTTCGTGATAAAGAGGATGTTTTTCAAAAAAATAAGAAGAAAGAATTTGTTCTTTTCCAAATGTATGTGTTATAAGCAAACATACTCTTTCTTCTTTTTCCATCACCTTTTGATCATGATTGATGTATTCTTTGGCAAATTCGGCTCCCTCCCAGGGAAGCTCATGATCATAAAGCCCTTCAAAGTCGAAAGAACATGAAATATTGAGAAGACGTTTACATGCCTGATTGACATGAATGTGGCATGAGTTTTTATCCTTTATTGCCCAGGGGGCATTACTTTGATCCATTGTATTGATAATTTGAGGTGAAATAATTAATTTATTGTCCATGTTATCACTCCTATTTTTCTGGCCTTAAAATTAAGTTATTGATCTTATAATCAATTTAACTCACGACGACTCCATTAGTAAAAGTTCCTTTGTAATCTAAGAGTTAAAGAAACATTCTGCTTTCTGGATGCACAAACCTTTCTGGTACATAGAGATCATAATCATTTGTGCGACAATACTCTTCCAATTGATGACTAGAGTGAACACCAATTCGTTTATATATACGCGATATATGGGTTTCAACAGTGCGGTAGGAAATGTTTAACATTCTACCGATTTGCTTGCTGGTATACTTGTGCAATATCAGGAAAATAACATCCCATTCCCGTTGAGTAAATGAATCAGTTGGTGGTTGAAATAATATAGATGCAGGAAGTTTTCCTCGAAATAACCGGGTGAATGAGAAATCCTGAGCTTCCCATCCGTGGAAAATGGTACCGACACATTTGTTATCATCATTATATATCGGATATTTTTCACAAAAATAAGATGACAAGAATTTATCGTTATAGTACATGTGTGTTTCAAGCGAACATACTCTTGTTTCGCTCTTAATCACACTTTGATCGTGAATAACGTATTCTTTTGCAAACTCAGCGCCATCCCAAGGGAGTTCATGGTCGTACCTCCCTTCATAATCAAATGAACTGTGAAAATTTTGAAAGAATTTACATGCTTTATTACCAAAAATCCAACATGAATTATTATCTTTTATTCCCCAAGGTTCATTACTTTGCTGCATGGTATTAATAACCTGAGGTGAAATAATTAATTTATTGTCCATGTTATCACTCCTATTTTCTTTAGCCTTAAAAATTCGATTATTAATCTTATAGTCAACTTAATTCTAAACTACCAATGGTGACGAATCTTGCTGGAATATAAAGGTCAAGTTTGTTTTCTCTACAGAAATCTTTTAATTCTGCATGTAGTGGCAAATTGAATTTTTGGTAAATTGATTGAAGATGATTAACCACATCTTCGGTACTTATCATTAACTCTTCACCGATTTTCTCTTCATCTAATGAACGCAGAGTTAGAAAGAGAACTTCCCATTCAGTTTGCGTTAATTTGTCATTAGGAGCGATAAATTCCAACGTTGCCGGAGGCGTTTTTTCATAATAGTAAGCAGTAGAAAAATTTTGGGTTTTGCACATATGGAAAATGATCCCAATACAATTGCCATCTTCATCACAAAGTGGATATTTATTACAAAGATAGATTTGTTTAATCTTATGTTCTTCAAATGGATGCGTTTCTAGTGAAGTAACGCGTTGCATTGTTTGAATAACTTTTTGATCCTGACGGTGGAATTCTTTTTCATATTCTGCAATAGGTGAGGGTAATTCACCTGTTGAAAGCCCGGTAATATCCAAATCTTCCGGTAAATTGAGTAGTTGATAAAAGGCGGAATTAGCGTAAATAAATCTTGATTGAAGATCTTTAGCTCCCCAAGGTTCATCACTGTTTTCCCACATATGAATTAATTGTGGAGTGATATTATTAGGTCTGTTTTTTATATGTTGCATTGGTGACTCCTGAATAATTATTTCAGTTGCTATCTGACAAGTTTGTTAACTAATTATACTTAAAACGCCTTAGTCATATAATAGAATATAATAACTTGCTCGTCAAAATACATATATTTATTAATTAAACCTTTTATTGTTATATAATGGTATTTTTAACTTGAATGAATATAACGTAAAATACTATTTTGTATAAAAACATTTTAACTTGTTTACTAAACAATAAAATTAATGAGTTAAACTTCTAATTCATAAGTAATTAAGTGACGTAGGTCAAAAACTTTCTGCCGTTAGCCGAAGTATGAGGGAACGGTTGTTATAACGGTGATCGGTAATAGAATGAAAAAGAAGGTGTTATCTTTGGGGCAGAATAACGGCGAAAAAATGGCATTTAATCGGCATAATATTCGATCAATTAAAGAATGCTTTTTAAACGGTATATACGGGCTATCATAATTCGATAAAATGTATTTTGGAATTGTCAGAATAATCAACTATATGGAGTTTTCAGCCTAAAAACAGCGTTTGAATTTGCTTACTGCTGACAATAGCTATTCTTAAATAAAATTAAGGTTAGGTAAATTCTATGAAATTAAATTTTGGAAGAATAATTAAATAAAAAACTTACTTAAAATGGTATAGCTCAAGATATAAAGTTGTATTTCAAATTCCACTTAGATGTTTATCACAATCACGTTCTTACCCCATTTCCCGTAGTTTTTATCAGTGATTTTTTGCTTTGACAGTGCCGGTGAGGTAACGTCAAAGGTTATATCCTGATCATTTCTATCCTTAATATGCCGTTGGTGTATACCCGTCATCTTTCAAGTTGTCTCTTTGTTGGCTGCACTCACTCACCCCGGTCACATAGTTCGCTATGCTTCCGGGGATTCGTTCCCTTGCTGTCTCGGTGCATCTTGAAATCCATAGGGAATATATAGAAATTTTACTGGGAGACCGAGGAATGGAACATATGCCAATCATGTGTCAAGGCCCTGTTTAAGCATGAATCCTTGAAGACCTATGCCAATCGCAATAGCTAATACGCAAGCTGCCAACATGATTGGTATCACTGGACGTTTTGTTATTGCTCCCCACAAAACCAATATCGGTGGCAAAATCAGCAATCAATTGGAGTGATACAGGCTTTTAAGAGATTGTATGATTTCGGTGATTTTTGCAGGTGTTGCCACTCTGCCTGTCAAGTTTGTATGGCCAACAATAAGATAAACAATGGCGGCGAAGTTAGTTGAGTTAGATAGCGGTGAAATTTTATCGCCGAAATTATTGGCTTTAATAGATTCAGCATTTGTATAAATAAAATAGAATTCCTTATCTTTTACAAATTATCATTATGAACATCTATTCTATGTATTTGTTATCTGAATGGTAATAAGAATGATTTTTTAAGCCCTGATGGGTTGATATATAACCTTTAAAAATTGTTGAATATAACTATACCCGTCATCTTTCAAGTTGCCTCTTTGTTGGCTGCACTCGCTCACCCCGGTCACATAGTTCGCTATGCTCCCGGGGATTCACTCCCTTGCCGTCGCGATGCATCTTGAAATCCATAGGGTATATAATATTTTTAAATAAAAATATTCCAACAGGGCTAGTTATTTTCCCCATTAATAATAGAGAAGAACAGCACGTAAAAGCCGGGAATAAATACGTAATCTAAGACAATAAAAACCTTTCCGGTATATAGTGATTAAAATTATAAGTTCGGCAATACTCTTCCAGTTGTTGGCTAGAATTAATACCTATCTTATGGTATATCCGGGTCATATAAGATTCAACCGTGCGATAGGCTAGATTCAGTATCCGTCCAATTTGCTTTCTGGTATTTTTCTGTAAAAAGAGGAAAATGACATCCCATTCACGTTGAGTAAAAAGATCGGTTGGCGGCTGGAGTATAATTGAGGCGGGGAGTTTGTCGTGATATTGATGTAAATAGGTTAATGAGTGGTTTTGTGCTTTCCAACCATGATATATGATTCCGATGCAATCTCCATTTTTATGGTAAAAAGGTAATTTTTCAAAAAAGTAAGACGATAGGATCTGCTCTTTGCCAAATACATGGGTTTCGATTGAACATATTCTCTGCTGTTTTTCTATTACTTTTTTGTCATGATTAATAAATTCTTCCGCAAATTTAGCGCTATCCCAAGGAAGCTCATTTTCATAAAGCCCTTCAAATTCAAATGCATTTGAAAAATTCTGAAGAGATTTTAATGCTATATTGCCGTAGATAAAGCATGAGTTTTTATCTTTGATTCCCCAAGGATCATTGCTTGCGGATAGTGTGTTAATAATTTGAGATGATATAGTTATGTGATTACTCATATTATTATTCCTTTTTACTCAATTTATGTTTAAGTTGTGATATGTTTGAATCATATTGTCAGTTTAATACTTTATTACTAGCAATGACAGACTTTTTCATAAAATAATTATTGTGGTTATTTTTATTACGAGAGTCGTTTAATTGTATATGTCATTGTGGATTTTATTTGGAGTGAATCTTCTTAATATAATTAACGACGTTTTTTATAATATATGAGGATGATTTATCAGTTAAAAATATCATAATATCGTGATTTTCAGAAAAACTACGATATTGATGGAGAGAAATGGTTAATTAATTTCTGTTAATGAGATTCGTTTTCATTTAAGAGTTGAGATTTAAATATGAGTAAATGTAACAGGGGATTATTATTTCCCTAAAATTTAAATTGTTTATTTGGCTAATATTTTATATATAAAAATGCTGCCAGTATAATTTGAGATAATATCATTATCCATTGATGATGGAATTGTATCATACCGACAGCGATAGACTATATAATCATGTTCTTTATGACTAAAAATAGTAAATAGAGTTATTAAGATAGTAAAAATTTTTCTGGTACATAGCGTTTAAAATTATTGATGAGACAATATTCTTCCAGTTGTTGACTGGAGTCAACACCTATCTTGTGATATATACTAGTCATATGGGATTCAACTGTACGATAAGCAATATTTAATATTTTTCCAATTTGTTTCCTGGTATGTTTTTGTAAAAAGAAGAAAATAATATCCCATTCACGTTGGGTAAAAGTATCTGTTGGTGGTTGGAATATAATCGATGTGGGCAGAACATTATAATATTGATATAGGTTAATTAATGAAAAATCTTTGGCTTTCCATCCATGAAAAAAGATGCCTATGCACTCATTTGTATCATTATATAGAGGTAATTTCTCTTGGAAGTAAGATGATAAGATTTTTTCTTTTCCATATGTATATGTTTCGAGTGAACAGACTCTTTCCCCTTTTGTCATTACAATTTTATCATGATCAATAAATTCTTTTGCAAATTCCGCGCCACTCCAGGGAAGTTCGTCATCAGAAAGCCCTTCATAATCAAATGACGTTGGAATGTTTTGAATAGATTTCAGGGCTAGGTTACCATAAATAAAGCGTGAATTTTTATTTTTGATTCCCCACGGTTCATTGCTTGCTTCCATTGTGTTTATTATTTGTGGTGAAACATATGTTTCATTAATTTTTTTCATGATTAAGGCCTATTCTAAGCTTATTAAATATAATTTATGTATTCAAATGACTCTATTTTTATTCTTCATACAACTTAAGATTAAAATGATACTGGTTAGTTTACTTTTTATATTTTGCATAGTAAATCCTTGCTGATTACTTAAGAGGTTATTTAAATGATTTAAGTAATGATTTTACTTAAAGTAACTTGGTTACATAGCATAGAGTGACAATTTTTTCTTAGGAAAAAATACACTATTAATTAAATTATTTAACAAAGAAACTTTGAATAAATAGAAATATATTGAAAAAATATTATTTTATAGCAAAATTATTTAATAATGATATCTTATGAATTGTCAATAATAGTCGGTAATACTTATTTTTTTCGGTGGTAATTATTGGTGAACGGTTATAGGTGTTGATGTTTATAAATGGTGCCGATATATTGATCGTGATAGTAAAATTTATTTTATGGTTCTGTAAGCAATATTGCGTTAATAGATCATTAGGCAATATGTATTAGCTATGTTTTATTGTGATATGCCTTGAAAAATCAAATGGAATGTTGAGCGACTTATTGCTGTCGATTATACAAAAATAGTTAATCTTATAAGTAATAAGAACGCTTCATTGTTATTTTTCTGGACTAGACTGTTATATATGTAAATTGCGAGAAATCATCTTTACAATAGTTCAATATATTTTTTATGAAATAATATTGTTTAATTTAAGGAAGGTATATGAGTTATAAGAATGATTTTAAGGCTTTTTCTATTAGCGATAATGCGAATGTAGTCAGTCAAGAAAAATTTGAAGTAAATCAGAGTTTGCAGACTGGATTTTTACCAGATAATGTTCCAACTCACTTGTTAAATAAGGTATTACGTCAAGCGTCAACGGTATCATCCGTCGTGACTGATTTTATTGCGGCACGATCTGGAGATGATGTTTTGGATGATGGAAATATAGCTAAACTCACTGCTCAATTAAATAAAGCGTTAGAGCAAAAAATTACAACAGATATTCCCGGTGCCTCATTAACTCAAAAAGGTGTTGTCCAGCTTACAAATGTGATTGGCAATAGCGATACATTAGCGGTTACACAAAAGCTTGTTCAGGAAGTAATAAATTCATTACGTGAATATACCCGCGAAGAGATAGATAACCGGATTAAAACTGCCAATGAAATTCCTGTCGGTTCTCCGATTCCGTGGCCGTTACCTCATCCACCATTTGGTTATTTCACTTGTAATGGTTCAGCTTTTAATCGATTGCAGTATCCAAAGTTGGCGGAAGCTTATCCTGACGGTAGATTACCTGATTTAAGAGGCGAATTTATCCGCGGATGGGATGATGGTCGAGGTATTGATAGTGGTCGTGGAGTTTTAACTCATCAGGGGGATGCTATTAGAAATATTCAGGGCTCGTTTCCTGGGGCAATAACATATGGTTTTGAGCAGGCAGCAAAAGGGGTTTTTTATGGTAGTGCAAATTTTGGGGTGGGTACAGACGGCAGTGCTAAATCGGTAGGTCATTTTACCCCAGATGTTGTATACACTGCATACGGTTTTGGGTTCGACGCGTCAAGGGTTGTTCCTGTAGCACCAGAGAACCGCCCCCGCAACATAGCCTTTAATTACATCGTGAGAGCAGCATGATGACTGAACAAAATACCCTTTAAATCAGAAACAGAAGTAGAGGTTGTTCTACTTGGATGGAGGGAATTTTGACCCTTTTTTAACGGCAAATTTTAATTTATTGATTTTTAAGTAAATACTATTTGTCTCGTAAAAAAGGGTTTTTTATTTTTTATAATGATTACTCTTCAACATTCAGTAGGTTGGGGTTAATATGTAACAGTGTACTGCCGTACAGGCAGCTTAGAAAGGTCACATTTCGATGTGGCCTTTTTTATAATGTGTACTGCCGTACAGGCAGCTTAGAAAAATCGTCTGACATAAAGTCACCGGAGTGCTCTGTGTACTGCCGTACAGGCAGCTTAGAAACGCGATAGCAATAAACCCCGCTTTTTTGCAGTGTGTACTGCCGTACAGGCAGCTTAGAAACTACGGAATGAGTTGTGGGTATACCGAAGCGGGTGTACTGCCGTACAGGCAGCTTAGAAACGAGGGTTTTGTCGCAATTGCATTCAGTGGATGTGTACTGCCGTACAGGCAGCTTAGAAATCCCAATCCCCATCTATTGAGCTTTAAATAGTGTGTACTGCCGTACAGGCAGCTTAGAAAAGGATGAAGAAAGATGTTACCCAGATAGTCCTGTGTACTGCCGTACAGGCAGCTTAGAAAATAAACAAATTACAGGGCATGGTAGTAATCAGGTGTACTGCCGTACAGGCAGCTTAGAAAATAGCGTAATTTTTGAGAGCATTCCAGTAGATGTGTACTGCCGTACAGGCAGCTTATAAAGTCAGCACTCTCATTTACCGACCGTTTTCAGAACTGGCGACTTAAGTTCTATTGATGAGAACAGTGAATGTATGTTTTATGAAGATGGAGAGTTCTGTGGCATTCCAGAATACTGTCGTTTAGATGTTTATGCCTAAATTTCGTAAGATTCATCTTGGAACTTAAAACAAAAGGAGTTGCTGGAATAGATAGAATATATAAGAGAAAAATAGTTTTCAGATGTTAACTATAAATGGTTTGGATATATTTTCGATTCTAAGATATTGAATTATTTATTGCTGACAATTATATAAAAACAGTCAATCTTCTAATAAATAGGAATGATGTATTGCTCTTCTTTATGAACTAGACTCTAATTTGAATAAATTACAGTCGGATTATTTTTATAATTATTAAATATGTTGATTATAAAAAATATTATTTTTCTTAAGGAGGAAGTACATGAGTCAAAAAAATGATTTTAAGGCTTTTTCTATTAGCAATAATGCTAATGTAATTAGCCAAGAAAAATATGAAGAAAATCAGAATTTGCAGACTGGGTTTCCACAAGATGGTATTACCACTGATATGTTAAATAAGGCATTACGTCAGTCGTCCACGATATCCTCTGTAGTCGCTAATTTTATCGCCACACAATCTGGCAATGATGTTCTGGATGATGGGAATATAGAGAAACTCACCGCCCAATTAAATGGAGCGCTGGAACAAAAAGTGATAACAAAGGTTCCCGATGCCTCATTAACGCAGAAAGGTATTGTTCAACTTACAAATATGATTGGCAATAGTGATACCTTGGCGGTTACACAAAAGCTTGCTCAGGAAATAATAAATTCATTACGTGAAGAAATTAATATACCTGTGGGTTCCCCCATTCCGTGGCCGTTACCTTATCCACCTATCAATTATCTCGTCTGTAACGGTGCATTTTTCAATAAATTGCAGTACCCAAAGTTAGCAGAAGCTTATCCTGACGGTAGATTGCCCGATTTAAGGGGAGAATTTATCCGTGGTTGGGACAGTGGTCGAAATGTTGATCCATTTCGTTCAATATTGTCGTGGCAGGAAGGGGCTTATTTGGTACAGAATGTTGATCGGGCTAGTAATTTTATTATCACCCCTTCGCGCAATGAGCGCACAAAATTGCAATGGGATACTCCTCGAAATAACAATATTTCGGTAAAAGCTGTATATTATCAAGCTCAGACAGACTGGACTGCGAATTCCGCATTTATAGGAGTATCAAGGCCCCGCAACATAGCATTTAACTACATAGTGAGAGCAGCAGCATTCAGCGTAATGACAGAACAAAAATACTCTTTAGAACATGAAACAGCTGTATTGGGTGAAGACGGATTAGCAATTCAACCCGGCTGGATAAAGGTTTATCACGCGAATCAAATAACAAGAGAATTTACTGACTCTGATGTTGAATATGTTATGCTCGGTGTCGGTTTGTCAGCGCATTCTTATTTAGATGCACCAAACTTTTGCGATTCTGATGATGTGGCTGTTTGTCGCAGTGAAGACGGTAAGCGCTGGGAAATAGTACCTGATTATCGCGGAAAAATCGCTTATGACACGTTAACACGAACTCAACAGGAAATTACTGAATTGGGTGAATTACCTGAAACTCTGACCTTCAAGCAACCTGTCACCGATTTTGATAAATGGGATGGCACACAATGGGTCACTGATAATATAGCCCTAAAAGCAAATCAGATTGAACAAGCGGAGCAGCGGCGTGTAACTCTGTTGCGACAGGCGAATGAATCCATTGCATTACTGCAAGATGCTGCTGATTTAGATATCGCTACCGTAGCAGAGAAAGCCGCTCTGTTGGAATGGAAGAAATACAGGGTAATGCTCAGTAGAGTAAATATTTCACTGGCTCTCGATATTGAATGGCCAGAACAGCCGAGGTAAAAAGTATAGTGAAAGGATATATTGGATAGTGATTTCCATCACGAAAAAAACCACCTTGCGGTTAATGCCGATCGTTTAAGGATCGGTATTAACCTTGCTGTGGCCTTTTATTTTTGTATTTTTCAAATGATTAAGGAGTAATTATGGGGTGGGAGCTTCATATAACAAGAGCTGAATGCTTCTCAATGAATGAAGATTGCCAAATTAGTAGCGATGAATGGCTTGCATTAGTGGCTGAAGATGACGAATTATTCATTGATGAAAGAAGTGGTCAGTTTCATGCTATATGGACAGGAAAAAGCGTCGATGAAGAACCTTGGCTGGCTTGGTTTGATGGGAACATAAGTACAAAACACCCCGATACAGCCCTATATTGTAAGATGCTACAGATAGCCGAAAAACTTAATGCAAAAGTTGTTGATGACGATGATCGTCTGTACTTACTTCCAACCGATTTAGAAAATCCGTCATGGAGTAAATCAAATCAACCTGAAATAAAAAAATCATTCCTACAAAAGCTCATGAACTATATAAAAAGATAATAATTTTCTGCGAATTCTGCCAATATACCCTATAGATTTCAAGATGCATCGCGACGGCAAGGGAGCGAATCCCCGGGAGCATAGATAACTATGTGACCGGGGTGAGCGAGTGCAGCCAACAAAGAGGCAACTTGAAAGATAACGGGTATAAACAGGTTTCACAGTAATGAAGCAATCATGACTTAACTTTTTTTATGTGAAAAATATTTTTCTGATGATGCTTCGAGAGGGGGAGAGGTTGTTTGAAATGGGTGGTGTGTATTTATACAGCACCGCCAAAGTGCCGCCATTTTGCCGCCGCTTCTCAATTTTCATCTCATCGCAGAAAGCAAAAAAGCCACCTTGCGGTGGCCTTTTCTTTTCCCTAACTTACTGTTTTACAGCAAGTTTTCATTTGGTGCCCAGGGCGGGACTTGAACCCGCACAGCCTTACAGCCGAGGGATTTTAAACCAGATGTTTTTTCATTATAAAACAATAAATTATATGATATTTTCCTAACATAACTCTAACTTATCGCTGATTAAAATCAATAAGATATGTAGTAAGAATCTCATATCTTAGGAATAAAATTATTGAAAATAATGCATTATTCCTTTTGTCCACCGACAACTGGGACGATTCCAATTTTTCTATCATATCTAGCAGTTTGAGTTATATTTTTATGGCCTGAAATTTTTTGTTTTTCTGCTAAAGAACCTTCTAGGTCAGAAATACCTTTGGCTTTTAGATCGTGAAACGTAAAATTAAAGTCCAGTTCCGGAAATTTTTTGACGGCTTCTTCATGCGCTTTGCGCCATCTGCTATTAAATCCATCTCTAGTATATCGGGAGCCTTTACGTTGATGAACTACATATATGCTACTGATTCCGCTAGCTAATGGTAACGATTTACTCATTTCAATAACGTTATTTAGCCGATCTGTCCACCCTTTAATTTGTGCAACCGCCGTTTTACCTTGTTTAATAAATATCCCTTCGTCGCTTATTTGTGCATATGTCATAGACAAAACATCTGCCTGTCTGGCGCAACATAAATATGCAAGTTCCATTGCTACTTTAACGACAGAAGGGGAAATAGAGTAGAGTGCATTATATTCATCATCTGTAATATATCGATCTCGCACTTTTTCTTTAAATTGACGCACGCCTTTGCATGGGTTTCTTTTAACAAGCCCACGCTCATAACCCCATCTATAAACACTGGATAAGAAAGTTCTTTCTCTGTTTGCCTGCGTTCTGCTTTTAAGTCCTCTCTTATCCATATATTTTCTGATATGTTCAGGTTTGACATTATCGGGTGTCATTTTTCCGAATACAGGCATGAGCTTATTCGAGTATTTGTGATAGTCTTTTTGCGTTTCTTTTGATAGTTCTCTGAAATTTGCCGATTTTATATATTTATCAACTAACATTTGTAAAGAAAAAACATCATGTGACATGTCACGATTAATCTTTTCATACTCTGCATAGACAACAGATAAAGGAGCATCAAGGGGACAAAGTGAAATAGAACCACCCGCCGCAGGGTGAAATTCATATTTTGTTTTTCCTCGATATACTCTTATTGGTAATGCTGAGTCAGCCGGATTTTTCCGTTTACCAGCCATATTACATAGCCTCAAAATTGGGTTCTTCTTGGGTAGTTTTATTACGTTTACCAAGTGGATTATTGAAATGTTCCCAGGTAGTTTTTGGGTAACCATCCGGCCGGCGTATAAAGAATATGCCAGCATTTTCTAAAGCTTCGCACTGCTTAGATGGTTTTTCATACCCAGTTAATTCCACCATTTCTTCATGTGTAATGATGTTGTTTTTCATGGTCTTGCCTCATCATCAATATAATAATCAAATCGGCAGCAGCACATGCCCTGGTAACGTCACTGTCATTGTGAGATATCTTTTTTGCACTTGCTGCTAGTTTGCCTAATTTTACATCGAAGTTTGTTAATAGCTGTTGTCCTGGTTGCCAAGGTTGTAGTTGCATGATAGCTGTTCCGTATGTGAAATTCGCTATCATGCTATTTGATACTTCTATTATTTTCTGATTAAGCTTAATCAATTTTGAGTGTGAATGATGGCCTCAACAGGTAAACACTCAAAAGTACCAGGACCTTGCATTTCCATATCTACTATACAGCTTTTTTCATCAGGATAAATATAGCCGTACGGCAGGTACTGGCAGTCTATAGAAGAACATACAAGTAGAAATAGGCCATATATCATCTTCTTGCTTCCTTGTTCTTATTGCAATTTGTAAGCTTTACAGCATCATTTTTACTGTGAGAGTGTTTAAGCATTGGTCTTACCTCTTTTGATTTATTTTGCATTGAATGTTACTCATTCATTTTTCTTTGATTCTTGTTCTTGTAGAGATTGCGCTAATGAAATCATAGGTTCGAGCGCACAAAATCCAAGCTCAAAAATTCTAATTTTCTTTTTTAATAATTTAATTTTCAAAATTACTTGTTTTGCTGAACCAGTATCACATTCTTCTTTAATACCAACGGCACAAGCTATATCAGCAAGACCAGCGCATGAATCAATAAACATTTGGTTGTAATCATTACTTTCTTTTTGAAGAGATTTCAATTTATCTGCAATCTCATTTAAAATTAAATAATCGTCACATTTAGCTGTTCTTGCTAACTCGTGACATGCTGATATTAAAGATTCTGTACTGTTATTCATGATAATTACCTTTGTATTTTATTAATGAATATAATGTTGGTTTATGCTAATAAATTCATTTTCTATCGAGCATAACAACTTATTTTTCAATTGAGAAATAACTTGCTTTTCTTCGCTTGCTATATCAAGGCTTTCTCCTGTAGTCCACTCAACGTGACATTTATTTAGATCTTCATCAAACGATATAATAATTTCTAATCGTGCTGCCATAAATCACCTCATATTATTGCCCCGATATTAATGGGGCATAATTAATATTAACGTACTTGCAGGCTTTTCTCACCGATTTCAATATGCGCACCAGGTACATCGATACCGTTTTCAATAGCTTCTTTAATGGCCTTTTTATCTGGTGCTGTAATTGTTTGTACATCAACTAATTCATCTGGTAATTTTGATTCATCATCGATAATGACATTGGCAATACCCTTTCTGGCTGTGAACGTGTTTTTTGTGGTTCTTAATGAATCCATTCCAGCTTTCAGTAAACAATCCAGTGCATATTTTTTTAAGTTTTTTACTTGTCCTTCGAATGATTTTTTACGGTCAGTAAGTCGTTTAGACTCATCAGCAAGAGTCTTGGCTTGACCTTCTATATTGCGAACATGGATCATGATAGCATCAAGCTTATCACCGATAGCACATTCGATACTTTCAAGTGTATCGGCGATATCTTCTGGCGAGAACTCGCCGGTTTCTACCAATTGTTGTAGTTTTTCGTAATCTGCTGCTAATGCAATTGCAGTGGTCATTGGTTTGCCTCTTCTTCAAGTTTAGTTAAACATTCTTTTTCAATTTCTGTCAGACGGCGCAGGCGGCCAGACAAATATTTTTCATAATCTTTGTCAGCTTTGGTCTTGGCGTTATCTAAATGAATACCTAATTCACGTGTAAGAGTAGATGCTATACCGCGAATTTCATTCTTACTGACAGCGGTGCGCATTGTTTCTGTATTACGAGTGAACTTATCGTCTAGTTCCTTGCGTAATCTGACTAGATCCTCGGCCTTATCACTGGCAGCCTTAATTTCGAATTCAATTTTATTATCAGCTAGGTATTCGGGGTTATCGTACATTCCCATAAATACATCGGCGCTGAATCCGAGCATAGACAATGCTTTCTTGATGGCATCAGTTAATGATTTCTTTATTACTTCACTATCAGCCTTGATGCCGTATCTGCTTTTATAAAGGTAAGGGGTTGCACCGTAACTTTCGATTTCTCCCCGGATATCTCCTTCAGCCAGATACCAAAATAAAATTTTGATGGAATGATTCTGTTCACAGATCAAAGTACCGTCACCATCACGCAATATACGAATACCAATCTGTTTATTTTGGCTGTCATAAATGGGTTCAGAAAGTGGGGCACCATTGATCATTTTTTCTTCCAGAACTTGATAACCCCAACCTTCACCAACCGGCCCAAATATCTCAGTTGCACGCATGAACATGTAATTACTGTTGATGCTTGTACCGATGAATCCCATACCCTCGATTGGTTTTGTAAAGCGGGGATCGGTGCGCTGAACCGCTCTCCATATGCGTAAGTTGGTTTGTTGTTCGGCGTCACGTGTTTTGATTGTTTCATCAAGAATGTTTGCACGATCTTGAAAGTCATCACTATTAGCAGTATTGTGACATATCGCAGTTACTTCCTGTTTTTCATCCTGTAATGAGGTGTTAATCTGAGATTTTTCCGTTTGTTCCTCTTGTTTGGTTTTCCGTTTTCTACGAGTTTTTGGTTTTGTTTCACTTCCTTCTGTTTCTAAGTCAACCTGCTCTGTAACGGAGGTAGTCTGTGGTTTTGATTTTGGCTCATTGACTAATTCATCAATTGCAAATCGTCCTCCACCAATACTAGTTATCTTTAATTTTGAGTCGGGGGCTTTACCCAGCACATTATCAAGATATTCTCGTCTTGACTGAGCATCAGTTAGATATTCAGGGTGTTGCTTACTTTTACGAATAACATTAAAAATGGTTTCTCGTGGAATAGACAATGCATCTGTTCTGATACGAAATTCTACAGACCAACGCCGCCACGCTTCGTTATCTGTAGCAATCAATTCCTTTGCTGCTTTTAAGTGTGCAGAGCTAATTGACCAACAGTCAAAATTATTATCAAGCAGAGCAAGAGCAATTTCAATATCTAATGTTGAGTAGGTTTGGTCGAATTCTCGTTCATGAAACCTAGGTTTCTCCGGTTGTGATTGTGATAACAATTTTATGGCAAACTGGGTAACCTGTTCAGAATCATAATCGACATATTTTGTAAAGTGTTCCAGAATAATATGAATGATTTCTTGGGTCCGAGGAGCATCCATCAGCGCAACTTCGTTAATTTTAGCTAAGCCTTTGGCAATATTGCGTAGTTTAGGCTGTGAAGTATCATTGTGTACAAAAGTAATAGCGTCACGAATATGACCTTTTGTTAATTCGATTGTGCCAAATAACAGAATCGCCGCTATACGAACGACGGTAGCAACTTTGCTAAAGTTAGCTAGTTCGTTACTATTATCTGGTTCTGGTTTAATGGTTTTTACATGCCATGTTGTACCGTTGAACTCGTATTCAGTTGCAAATTTTTCATCAAACTTGCCAACTGGTGGGCGCGGCGAGCCTTGCATATCTTCACAAATAATGGGTTTTGAAGTATTAAAACTATCAATATTATCTGGGTATTCTTCCCCCAGATAAACGATAGCCATAGCTTTGGCCATTTTTTCAGAATTAGCTTCAAGAGCGATCGCTAATGGTACTGCGCCATTTTTTTGAGCATTTTTTGTTGGCTCAAATACACAAACATAAGTAGTCATTGGTCTTGCCTCGATTTTTTCACGACTCTCAATTAAAACTCACCATTATTTATTTTAATTAGTGCGTCACGATGTTGTTTAACTGATTCTTCTGTTAAGTGAATAAGACCAGATCGCAAGTAATAGTAATCAACATTATCAGAGCACCAGGTAAACGTATTTACATTATCTAAAGTAGTCATTGTGAAATATCCATCACCGTTGTTTAACTCATAATCTATTGGCCTAGGAAAACTGACTTTTCCAATTGTTATCATTTCTGACTTGCGACGGTATTGACAGAATTGTACCCATGAAGGGTTACGAATCAAACTAGCCCACGCCATACCTGGTTTTTTTATTTCCCACATTTTCCACGGTTCATCTGTCTTCATGGCATCTTTTGCATATTGCAACATTAACTCAGCGTGCACGTATCTTTTATTTTCTGACATTATTTAATCCTCTAATTCATCTGGATAGCTCATCCAGCAGTCTAATTTAATAAATTCATTATCAGATTTGATAACAACGTTTTCGAATTCAACTGTTAGCCACCCTCCGTTAAATTCGTCAGGGATTTCCAATTTACAGTTCATCCATTCATTACCAAAATGCATTTTTAGCAGTTCAATTAGTTCTGCTATTGTCATGAAGTATACTCCTGTTATTAATTTAGTGAGTAGCATCCCTGCCGATGATTCCATATTGTTTTCCCAGTGTAGCGAAGTAAATAATTCATGGGCTATGGATAGTTATAATTAATTATCCGAGTCTTTGCCTGACAGCAATTTTTCAGCTAATTGAATGTGATCTTCAATTTCAGCCGTTTTAGCATGAGCTTCCGCCAGAATTTTATCTTTTTCTTTTTTAAGTTCTTTAATTTGTGAATTTATAAATTCTAAATTGTTAATATTTGGATACGGGATTTCTATATTGTGAACAGCGACAACTGTACCAAATATTTCTGTACTCCCATTTTTACTAGCGTCATGTTGTAAGACAGTGATGTTTATTTTTCGCGTAATTTTATTTTCGATAGCATGAACATAAAGTTTTACTTTAAGCGTTTCCTGTTGTGCTTTCATAGCAACTCCTATAAAATAATTTTGATCAGTGAGCAATCATTGGTCTTGCCTCTTCTAGCGAGTTGGTCCTCGTTAGTAGAAACTCCCGGTTAGCTTTGGTCGGCGAACTGGGGTAAAAGAGCCCACTTCGGTGGGTTTTTTTACGTCTGTTACTAATTAATTGCGGGTCTTTCCCCGCAGTCCGTTGATTCACGCAATTTCGTTTAGAAACCCGGCAAGGAGAACCGTAGCGCATCAACTGCCAGTGTTTTTCGTACCGTTCCCACCGCTGGCCGGGGAACCCTGGTGTTGGTCTTGCCTCTTCTACTACTGTTCAGATTGGGTAATCATTGCAGGTCACGTTGAGAGCTGCGGTTCTCCCATCATCTGAGCAATTGAATTTTTGAACACTTAACCTAAACTGCTGCTGTGCTGCTGTTCTTAGCAAATCATCCCGGACTTCGTATGCTCCGGGCGGCTACTGCGTGGGCGTCCTGCCTGTTTGCTGATGGGATGATAATCACATATTGTGTTTTTTAAGTCAACACAAATTGTGATTTAATGGGCTGATTTCACCTTAATTTATTGATTTATTAGTTGATTTATTTCTAATTAGTAATGAAAAACCCGCTCAGTGGCGGGCTTATTAAAGTTCGTTTTAAATATCTTATATGTGTTAAGCTTTTTTCTGATTTTCTACATTTAATAATTCTTTTAATAAGTTATTATAGTGCCGCTTTTTCTCTTCAAGAGTTTTTAAAAGTTGATCGGCTTCGCTATCAGATAGTTCATTAAAAAGTTCTAACAGAACTTTCTCCCGATCAGATAGTTTGGTTTTTAGTAAAATGTCTTTGTCAATATTTACACATGGTGAGTCTGAGCCGAACATCAGTTCAGCTGGACTTACGCATAGGACTTTTGACATGATTACAGCGTCATCAGCGCTAACTTTTCTAGCTCCCGACTCATAGTTACCGATGCGCGATTGTGACGACCATCCGCATTGTTCTGCAAGTGTAGCCTGACTTAACCCTAGTTGTTCTCTAAGACGCTTTATACGTGCGCCAATTTGATTATTTATTTTCATGCTTTCTATTTAACACACTGTGTGTTTATTTTCTCTCACGTTTTGTGTTTACAAATAACACATTTTGTGTTTAACTCATTATGAATTCACAACAGGAGACAGAAATGAACAAAATAGCAGATGCTCGACGACGCATTGGTGCTACTCAATTTGAGTTGGCGAAACAACTCAGATGGTCACAATCGCGCATCGGTAACTATGAGTCGGGGATTAGAAAACCTGATCTTAATTCTTGCCGAATGATTGTATCCGCATTGAATGAACTGGGGGGAGAGTTTTGTTTGGATGATATTTTTCCTCCGAGGGTTTTTAGTAACTGAAAACAGTTTACTGATTAAGGTCTCAATAATCTGATTACGAATAATCAATATTGCGCGGAGACACAAGTAGTGGAACAAAATATTAACGCCGTTAAAGCCGAAGTTGAGGCTTGGGCAACAGAGAGGGGGCAGGAATATGTAGCGATTGAAATTAGCCGAATGTATTTCCTGCTCAATGATTCGTTTTCACAATCAAGGTTACATTTGATTGAAGATGAAAGTGGTAATGCTGATTGGAAAGCCATTAATAACAACAGGCAACAGATTTTCAGGTGGTTACGCAGTGATTCAAATGCGGCACGACGCAAGATTTCGGAACTTCTACCAGCCATTGAAGCCGCATTACCCGCCGAACGGCGGGCGAGGTTGACGAGCACAGATAATTTGAACTACCTAGCATCCATCGCAATCAAGGAATTTGCCGCCGCAATGAGTGAAACACTATTAGGAGGTCGTGATATGTCACACCGTATAGCAGTAGCGATATCTGCGTTGAATGCAATGGAACCACGTCTGACCAACGTACATTAAATTTTGAGGCAAGACCAATGCTTAGATCAATCGATATGATTACTTACCGGAATGGCTTTCGTATTAACGGTAAGCCAGCCAGTATGGAACAAATCTCAGAAATTTATGAAGGGCGCAGGGAAGCGGCGCTTAGTGTTTGGGAACAATACGAAAAGCAAAAAGCTAAATTGCGGGAGAGATTGCTCACTTCTGAACAGTACCAGTTAGCTTGTAGACAGATTGCTAAAGCTTTGGGGGTATAACATGGCTATCAGAAGAGCACCAAGGCCCGATTCAAAATTTTACACGCTGGATAAATCAATTAGTGAAGATACTAAACTCTCATGGGGGGCGAGAGGCTTACTAATTTATTTGCTGGGAAAACCGGATAACTGGGAAGTGTCTGTTGCGAATTTGATAAATCAAACGCAAGACTCAATGAAACCATCAGGGCGTGATGCTGTAAGGGCGTTATTGAAAGAGTTGGCAAACACAGGTTATCTGCAATCTGAAAAAAAACGCGGAAATAGCGGTAATTTTGATGGCATGTCATATGTTGTTTGTGAATCTGGCGGCTTTTCACCAGAGACGGATTATCCGTCGCCGGATGAACCGTTAACGGCTGAGCCGTTGCCGGATAATCCCCCCCTAATAAGTAATGAATTAAAACAAGAACTGAATATTAAACAAGTATTGAATAGATCCCCCCTTACCCCCCAAGGGGAAAAACGGACGAGTAAACAAAAGTTCGATCCCATCAATGCTAAGCCAAGTAACGTTAGTTCTGATGTGTGGGTTGACTGGGTTAAGTTCAGGCGAGAGATTAAAAAACCGCTGACAGAAACAATGTGCAGGCAGCAGGCCAAGAAACTGGCAGATTGTCATAATGCCGATGAAGTGATCTGTACTTCCATTGCTAATGGGTGGCAAGGTCTGTTTCCTAGAAAGCTTCAGCATGATCGCCAGCCGCGCCCCAATACGCATACAGGTTTTGAAAACAAGCATTATGAATCCATTGATGCGTATTGGTCGAAAAACATCGAGCAGGGAGACCAGTGATGACTCAGGTTGATTTACTCCGTGCTGTTAATATCGCGCCACGCTTTGAACTGGCTACTTTCGAAAACTATCAACCCAAAACGGTAGCTGCAAAACACAATTTCGGTATTTGCCAGAACTACGCAAATAGTTGGGAAAAACGGAAAAAGGCAGGGGAAGGACTCGTTTTGTGTGGCCGTCCTGGAACAGGAAAAACTCATTTAGCTGTCGCTATCTGTCGAGTGGTAGCGACAGAAAAACAGGCGTGTGCATTCATGACCACGGCATCACGCATCATCCGAGCCTTTCGCCGCTCGTGGAATCATGAGTCCGAACAGACAGAGTTTGAAACCCTGCGGTTTTACAGTGAACTAGACTTGCTGGTCATCGATGAAATTGGAGTGCAGTACGGAACAGATAGTGAACGTAACATCTTGTTTGAAGTGATGAACAACCGTTATGAGGATTTACTGCCGACAATTTTGATTAGTAATTTATCACTTTCCGAGCTGTCTGACCTATTAGGTGAGCGGGTTATAGACCGTATGTCACATGGCGGGGTGGTACTTGCTTTTGATTGGAGTAGTTACCGGAGAACTGAATAATATGAATGAGCGCGATCTTGAACACGCAGTGATAAGCGGGTTGTTGTCAGGTGGTGTAACTCAGGATGCCTATGATGTTCTTGCAACGTTACCAGAAGAGGCATTCAGTTCGTGTTTTTTGCGCCGTGTCTACGTTGAGATAAAAAAACAGGCTCTTAGTAGTTCTCTGATTGATCCGATATTCATCGCTGAGGCTATGATGAGTGGAGATGGTAATACATTAGCTAATATCTTGGAGTTGAGTAAGAGTCCTGTTTGGAATGCAAACCTGAAAGGCTATGCCAATAAAGTTAGTGAATATTGGTATGTTCGGCGGGTTACAGCAGTGATCAACGCTGGGCAACAGGCATTACTTGAAACTAAAAATCATACTCAAGCACAACATGTCATAGCGGGCTTTATGTCAACTATGGGGGAGTTAATACGAGATACTGGTAACCTGGTACCAGTGCACATCAAGACTTTGATTGAAGGGTACATTGATACACTGGAGAAACGTAACGCAGGTGAAGCCAGTCGTAGCATGGTTATGACGGGTATTGAGCCACTTGATTCGTTGACGGGAGGATTTAACCCAACTGATTTAATTCTCATCGGCGGTCGGCCCGGCATGGGTAAAACGGAACTGGCACTTTGTATGATAGAAGGTATGACCAGGAATGGGGGCGGGGCATTGCTATTTTCGATGGAAATGGCAGCGCAACAAATTACTGAACGAATTGTTGCCGGTTCTGCTCAGCTATCAGTTTCAAAATTGAGAAGTGGTGAATTTTATGATGAAGACTGGGCTCGTATATCTAATGCACTTGGCGAGCTGATAGACAGGGATATTCATATTCTTGATGCTAGTGAATTAAGCGTTGAGCAGATATGTGCTATCAGTGAAACACATAAGCGCAGTCATCCGAATCTGAAAGGGATTTTTGTTGATTATCTGGGATTGATAGAAAAGCCCAAAGCCGAGCGTAATGACCTCGCTATCGCTCAAATATCTAGGGCCCTCAAGGGACTAGCTAAGCGATTGCATACACCCGTTACGGCATTGAGTCAGTTATCAAGAGACGTTGATAAACGGCCTATACATCAGCGCCGCCCTGTTGCTGCTGATTTACGAGACTCAGGTAGTTTAGAGCAAGATGCAGACCGGATTATTTTTACTTATCGGGATGTTGTTTATAACCCACTGAGTCCAGCAAAAAATTACGCTGAAATCATTCTTGATAAGAATCGACACGGCGAAGTTGGCACTGTCTATCAAGAATTCAAAAACGGGCATTATTTACCAACAGATCAGATTGTTGCTGCGGAAGTATGTCGAATGCAGCAGCAGGCTAAGCAAAAAGAACGCAGATACGCAGAAAAAGCATTTTAACAAAAGACCAGAAGAGGCAGACCATGACCAAAAATGAAAAACTGATTTTAGATAATCGGGGTATTTACGATGATGGCTGTGATTATACAGCATCTATTTTATATCAACTTAATCAGTCAGCAAGAGCTAGGACTGGGGCACCATATCAACCGAAACCTAAATTAATCCAAGTAGTGGCTCCAGCACAAGAATCAGCACCCATAGTCAAAATAGGCGAGCGTATTAATTACGGGCGAAAAATTGTTAGAGGGATCTATGAGTTATCTCGTCTTGGGCGCAGTACCGAAAGTATCGCTATCATGCTCAAAATGCCATTAGATCGTGTTCAGCATGTCATGTCATGTAATAGCTCGATGAAGAAAGCCGTTTATAAACAGGTAATGGCAGCACCGAAACCCATAGAAAAAGAGATCATGAAACGTCTGGCGGCTGAATCCAAGGCGTAATCATGGGTACACAATCTGATTATCTACCCGCAGGGTTGCCCCACAACCGCGGATTATGGCAACAAGAATATCGTGATCTGGAAAACTTGGATTTGAAGGCTAGTCGGTTAATTAAACAATTAAAACGGGAGAAGATAAGCCGGACAATTGTATTAGTTGAAATTGAGAAAACCCCAGATAACCACCGGGAATTTTTTAGAATGCGCTTAAATTATTGGCGTGAAGCAATGAAACTATAAGGGGCAAGACCAATGAAGCATTTAAATACTAAAGGTATGACATATACAGCTGAAATAGATCTTATTGGATTTATCCCCTATGGCATTACTAATATTCGGGCTAGCAGTCGTATTTATAATGATGCTGAAAAGCGGTTTGGTGATGGTACCGAAATAATTACGTCATCTGTTCAAAATATCCATTCCTTTTATTCTGATGGTTATATAAGAACCCTTAATGCGGTTTATAAAATCAGGAAGTTTAACAATGGCTAAATCTCCAGCAGAACGTAAAGCCGCCCAACGTAAACGCCAGCAGGAAGCTGGCTTTACTAAAATAGAATTGCTGGTAGATAACCAAGAGTTGGAGATGCTAAAACGTAATTGTGCTCTCCGAAGACCTGGCAGGGAGCCTTACGAAGTTAGCGAATATCTGTCCATGTTAATTAGAATTGATGACCGTTCATTAAAAAATCAGCTAGCAGTCTTACAGAAGCAGCACTGTGATAAGTGCGGAGAGTCACTCCCTATCACTGAGTGCTGTTTCTCAGGAGAAACTGCTTGCTGGAATACTCTGGGATGGCATGAACTGAAGTTAGATGTTTAACATTTACACTAATTGCAAGTAGCTTAATAAGCTATAAAAAGTTATCATTATTTCATCGGCATGAACACCCGATAACCTAAATCTAGCTGCTGTGCTATTACATCTGAGGATCAGTAATGGCGCAGTATAGTTTTATCAAAATATCGAATGATACTCTGGCTCCTGCGACACCGGCAGCTAGGGAATATCTACACTTCAAAGTTAAGTGCGGTGATATACTTTCTGCTAACTTTAAGAAAGCTCGCAACCCGCGTTTTCATCGTAAATACTTTGCACTCCTGAACCTAGGTTATGAATACTGGGAACCCACCGGAGGGACAATATCCCCCGAAGAAAAATCACTTGTCAGAGGCTATGTTAAGTTTCTGGCTCATTTTGCTGGCAGTGAAGATGCTTTGCTGTCTGCTGCTGATGAATATTTAACAGGCGTATCGAAGGACCGGGTACAGAACATATCCGCAACAAAATCATTTGATGCTTTTCGTCGATGGGTCACTGTCGAGTCTGGGCATTATGACACTTACGAAATGCCAGATAGTAGCCTTTACCGTGAACCTCGCTCTATCAGTTTTGCAAAGATGGATGAACTTGAATTTCACGATCTCTACCAAGCCACTTTAAACGTGCTTTGGAATTTCATTTTATACAGAACTTTTCCGACCAGAGCAGGGGCTGAAAATGCTGCTGCTCAATTATTCGACTTTGTTAATTAGAGGCAAGATCAATGACCAAAAGTGAAAAACAGTGGCTTTCTGACGTAGCATCACTGGGCTGTATCTGTTGTCGGAATATGGGGCTGGGAGCATCGTTCGCGGAAATCCATCATGTGAGAACGGGGCAGGGGATAGCACAACGAGCTGATAATTTTTCTGTTTTACCTCTTTGCATTCCACATCATAGAGCGTGTTATTCAACCGGTTTTCATGCTGCACCTAGGACTTGGCAGAAGATACACGGAACAGAACTGGAATTGCTTGCTCAAGTTAAAAGGGAAGTTTATGAGGTGCGTCTATGTCGAGTCTGACTCAAGAGCAAGAGATTTGGTTACAAGCTTGTTTAAATAAGTGGGGAGCGTGGGTTTATACAGAGCGTATAGAGAAAAGAAAGAACAATATAATTGCTGAGTATATGGGTAAAGTAAAACCACCAGGCTATTCATCACGTGAAAAATGTAATGATGATGAGGGACTATTGATCAATGCTGTTATCAATTTATTAAAGCTGGTAGATGAGACTGCTTTTCATCTAATCGTTGCCCGTTACGCATTTTGTTTATCAGATAATAAAATTGCTTCTGGGTACAGAGTAAAAGTAAAACCGCGTATTATGCCGACACGCGCTGGTCAATCAGATTACAGGAAGCCGTCATATAGAACATGCTTACGTGAAGTTAAAAGTATTTTTAAACGCGCTGAGTTTTTCATTTATCAACATGTGAATAATGAACTACAAAAAATAGAAAATAAATCAGTAGATAAAAAATGTGTAATTAGGTCGTTGACAGATTTGGAATGATGGCATAGCATTTCAATATATGTTGCGACATATGTAAGCGTAAACAACAGAACCCGCCAAATGTGCGGGTTTTTCTGTTTTGAACCTCGGCGATCTGCTGGGGTTTTTTCGTATTTGGCGCACAGTGACTTTTCAACGTTATTCGTTGTTTACTTCACTCGTTATCTTATTCACAACCCGACGCTACCGGGGTTTAATTTCCCCGGTTGGGGGTGGAATATGAAGATGAAAAATAATCCTGATTTATGGACTGAAATATTACAGGGTCTTAAAGATGCTTGGCCGCAAATTTCCGGTTCGATTGCAGCCATTATTGTTTGCTATGGCCGTTTAATTTACGACGGTGTGGACAGAAAAAATAAATGGATTGAGGGCATATTATGCGGTGCCCTTTCTCTTTGTATTTCCAGTGCATTAGACATCATCGGCGTTCCTGCTTCTGCTGCCCCATTTGCTGGTGGATTGGTGGGTTTTATTGGTGTTGAGAAACTGCGGGAAATCGCAATCAATACGTTTAATAGGCGAGTTGGGGGAGATAAATGAACCGAGGCATTCGAAACAATAACCCTGGCAACATTCGTTGGGGTGATGATTGGCAAGGCTTGGTACCGGAATCACAACGTACCGACAAATCTTTCTGTCAGTTTGTCAGTCCTGAATATGGTATTCGGGCAATGATTAAAATTTTGCATAATTACAATCGGAAACATGGCCTTAAAACAGTGAAAGGTATCATTTCACGATGGGCTCCCCATAATGAAAATAATACTGATGCCTATATTAACCACGTATGTAAGGACACGGAGGTGACTGGTGATCAGGTTGTTGATGTATTTAATCAGATATTCATGACAAAGCTCATCAAAGCCATTATTACCGTAGAAAATGGGGGTCAGCCCTATAACAATGAGGTCATTGATAAAGCTTTTTCACTTTTGTAGCTGTTCATCTCTCCAATTCTAGGAATTTCCCATGCATAAAGAAAAACGCCATTCGGCAGGAATGCCAGTCTATGGTTCTGTTTGTTCGGGTATAGAAGCTGTAAGCATGGCGTGGGAACCGATAGGAATGTCCCCAGCTTGGTTCAGTGAAATAGAAAACTTCCCTAGTTCAGTGTTGCAATATCACTGGCCGCATGTGCGCAATCTGGGGGATATGACTGAAATCTCCGCCATGATTACCGAAAATCAGGCCGATGCGCCGGATATTCTGGTTGGTGGTACACCCTGTCAGGCGTTCAGCATTGCAGGTCTGCGCAATGGGTTGGGCGATGAACGGGGACAATTAACATTATCATTCGTGGAGTTGGCAAATGTCATTGATTCAGTCAGAACAGCAAACAACGAACAACCATCAATTATTGTCTGGGAAAATGTACCTGGCGTACTATCAAGCAAAGACAATGCCTTTGGTTGCTTCCTTGCTGGACTTGCCGGAGAAAGTGAAGAACTTAAGCCAACAGGGAAAAGATGGACGAACGCTGGTTATGTGTCTGGACCACAAAGAAATGTCGCCTGGCGAGTGCTGGACGCTCAATATTTCGGAGTGGCCCAACGACGTCGCCGTGTGTTTGTTGTCGCAAGTGCTAGAACAGACATCTGTCCCGCAAAAATACTTTTTGAGCCCGGCAGCATGCGCTGGGATTCTGAACCGCGCAAAACGGCGAGGGAAACAGTTACCGGAAATGTTGGAAACCGCGCTGTTATCGGTAGTCACCGAGGCAGCGGACTAGTAGCAACATACCGACAAATTTCATTTTGTGAGTATCAAACAGATGATATTTCGTCGACGTTAAAATCCAGAGATGCAAAAAGTGCAACCGATTTAATAGCGATTGCCTTGGCAGGTAACACAATAAACCGTAGAGAAAAGAACGGCGGGGGTGGCAACGGGTATCAAGAGGAAACATCATATACGTTGACAACGACAAAGGTTCACGCCGTGAATTATGGCTACGTCGTGCGCCGCTTAACGCCTGTTGAGTGCGAGCGGTTGCAGGGTTTCCCCGATAATCACACTCAAATTCCGTGGAATGGCAAGGCTTCGGCTGATTGCCCCGATGGTCACCGTTACCGGGTAGTCGGGAATTCAATGGCAGTGCCGGTGATGGCATGGATTGGAGAGAGGATATTACGAGAGGTCGCATGAAGTTTAGCTCACACGGTTATACCTTCGTTGCACTGGCGCTTGCCTCGCTTCTGGCTTATCACTATTACGGTAAGTATACCAAACAGCTTGATACGACAGTTAAGCTACAGAGTGAGCTGCTGGAGCAGCAGAATGAAATCGTTAATCAGCAAGAGAGGATAAGGCTCCTGTCTGAA